AGGCACACCTGTATTCTTAACTAATGCAGCACCCATCTGTGAAGCAGCTGCATCTCCTAAAATCTCAACCATAACTGATCTAAGAGGAGCTAATCCTCTTCTATGATTTCTAGGATCTATTCTCTCTCTGAGGTGTATCATATCCTCTGGCAATATATCTAAGGTGTTGCCTTTTTGTTTGTATTGATACTTAGTAATTAACTTCTCATCATTACCTTTAACCTCAACCATCTCTGGTAGTAAAGGAATAAGCTGTACAACTGCACCTGCATCATTCCTTAGTTTTAAGATAAAAGCATCTCCATACACAGCTACAGAAGTAACAATGTAATTATTCATTAAGTTAGCAGTCATGTTTGGATTAGGATTTTCTAAAAGGATTGCAGCAGGATGATTCTCTACATACTCTTCCCCCTCTTGTGTCTTTAAATAAACTTTAAGTGGTGGCTCACTAAATGCTGTACCAAGAACATTTAAACAGGCTAAAGCTGCTGAGTTGCCCTCTGGACTCATCTGATTAGTGCCACTAAAGAAACCTGCATCTGAATTAAAAGGAAATACTACTTGTGATGTAGGAAAGTTGTTAAATGTTTTTTTCTCTGCTTGAGCCTCTTGCTGACTAAAGAAGCCTCTAATATTATCTGCTATTCCCAATTAGGTTACACTCCATGTTGTTTTTCTAACTATACCAAATCTAGCTGCATAAGCTAGAGCATCTACTTGATCATCATGAGATCCAGAAGATGGAAAGCTAGTTAATTCTCTTTCAAATTCTACTAACCATTTAGCATTTTTCAAAAAGTAGATAGTGCCATTTTCTACACCTGCTGCAGCAGGAACTGCTCTTGCAGTCTTAGACTTATCTGCTTTTAAGTTTCTAATAGGTAAACCCTGCCTCCTAGCCATCTGAATAATACCCAAACCAAAACTAGAATCCTCTACACCTAGCCAAGCCATGTTCCATTTATTAATCATTGATTCTATTTTAGGTAGTAGTTCTGGAGCTTCTAGTCTATCTCTGAATATATCCAATACTAAAAGCTTACCACTAGGAGTTGTTCCTACAGTCATTATTACAGAATAATCTGCAGTTTCCTTAATACTAAGAGCTGTATCCATTGTGCCAAAGATAGATAGATCACTATGTTTAACTACTTCATCAGCAAATACATACTCTGGATCATCTCCTGCAATAACATCAAAATACTTAAACCATTCTCTCTTAAACATGTGCCCTACCTCTGTAAACTCTGCTAAAAACTCTTGTGCATAAACTAATGAGCCTAACTCTTCTTTGGCTTGTGCTAACTCATCTTTGTTAATTCTAGGACTATTCTCAGTAGGATAATGAAAGACTGCCCAATCTTTTCTCCTCTTAGCATTATCAAACAGCTCATAAAACCAATTCATCCCATTAGGAGTAGAGATAAATAATGCCTTACCTAAGCTATCAGATAATATTGGTCTAACTGTTTCCCAAGTTTCTTTTTCTTGATAAGCAACCTCATCAAAGATAATTAAGCTAATACCACCTGCACCCCTAAGAGTTTCTGGCTTGTTAGCTGATTTAATCTGTATAGAGCCACCATTCTTTAAAACTATTCTTTTCTCTACTTCTCTTGTTTCTGCATATTCCTCTGGTAGTTGTCTAACTAATGATTTAAGGTTAAGCCAAGACTCTAAAGCTTGTGGATAAACAGGAAAGATAACCCATACTTTTAAACCTTTAAGAGCTTGATCTACTGCAGCAACTAAGGAAAGAGTAGTTTTACCCCACCTCCTGCCACATACAGCAATAATAAACCTTTTCTCTTCTAGTGCTTGTATTACTTCTATTTGTCCAGAATGTAAATCAGGTGGAGTTGCCTCAATTAGTTGAGCCATAGTTTTTACTTTCAAATAAAAAATTATTATTTTTATTTTTTTCACATTTTATAAAAATAACAGGAAATCCAAACCATTCCTTTACCCAATAAAAAGCAAAACCTGTAATTCCAAAATTATTATTATTAATAAATTTTACTCTTTTTTCAGTTAAATTATGTGCAGCTAATATATATCCAAATCCTTTATTAGCTATTTGTATAGTGTGTTCTAAAACATCATTTATTTTACTAAAAGGGGGATTACTTATAATCCAATCTACTTGTTGATTAAAATCAAAAAAATCTTTATTAAATGGTGGCTCAATTTCACATAATTGTTTATTAACATAATCTGGATAATTATTAAAAAATATACCATTACCAAAAAATGGATCTAAAACTATATCATGAGTTTTTAACTCAAAACTATTAATACAATTTATTGCTAATTCTTTAGGAGTATAAATAATATCATTAGGATTTTCTAATGAATGTTTTAAACTTTTACTAATATTCTTGCTCATCATCCTGCTCCCAATCCCACTTAAACTTGATCTGTGGATATTCAACCTGTGTTACTTGTACTTGTGGACTACCTAAGCCATAAATCTGACTTATCATCTTATAGCAAACATCTAATATTCCTTTAAGTTCTGTAGGATTCATAGAAGCTAAATCTCTTTCATTTATTTCATTAATAATCTTAAAAACAAGTGGTTTAAGTTCATCAGCTAAATCTCTTGCAGTTTCTCCAACCTGAGCTAAAACTTCATTAATTATCTGCTCATTTAGCATTCTATTGATAGCTTTTATCCTATCTTGCCATTGATGTTTAACAGCTATTTGCTTAACTCTTCTATCTGTAATAGTGAAGTTATTGGAAACTTTTTCATAAGATCTTGATGCACCTAAGCCCAAATAATACTGAAATCTCTTAAAATCTACATTAGATTCCCCTACCTGTTGTTGATTAGGTAAGGCTAAAGACATATCATCAATATAATCCATAAACCTAGTATAACTTGTTAATTATTTATTTTTGCAATGATAAGAACAACCACAGCAAAGCATTGTGCAATTACACACTTTTTTTATTTTTTTTAATACTTAACCACAACACTATTAAAAACTCTATCATTAGCCACCAAGTTTAATTAAAACATCTGTTAGAGCAGAGTTTAGCTCTCTTTCCCTCATGGCTAAACCTATAATACTTTCCTCTAATTTTTCTATTTGCACCATATACACAGCAACTTGTGACTGTAATTCATTAACTGTTTGAAACAACCAAGCTACTAGAGCAGCTAATCCACCCTGTAAAACTTGATTAAGATTTACTGTTGCTTTCATTACATCATTAAAGAGCCAATAACTAATATAAAAGTAGCTACTATACCTAACACTTTATAAAACTCTGACTTATCCAATTTGTTTTCTAGTTTATCTTCTAGGTCATCTAATTTATTTAACACTAATTGGAGCATCTCTTTCTGAGTAAATCCATTGTCTGCCATATTACTAATCTACAGGAAAGATTAAATATTTTGAAATTTTTACTTTCTTTTTATTTTCCTCTATAAAGTAGGAAATTGCACCATGCTCAGACTTAACTTTAAATAAAATCTTACCATATCTCCATAGAATTTCTTGTGTTGGTGGATCAATAAAATCTGTTGCAGCTTCTACAAACTTAATTTCTTGATGCTTCTTGAATTCTGGTAGTTGCTGTTTCATAATATTCCCTGTCTAACTCTATTCCAATAAAATCTCTGTTGGTATTTACACAAGCTACACCAGTACTTCCACTTCCCATTGTAAAATCTAAAACTGTTTCATTTTCTAATGTATATGTTTTTATTAAGTATTCTAAAAGTGCTACTGGTTTTTGTGTTGGATGTTGGCTTTTTTGTTTTTGATTATCTCTTGCAAAATATACATTATTTGTTTTTGTTTTGTGTGTATATGTTTTATATTTCCTTGAGCCATCTGAATTTAGATTATTAGTGCTACCTGCATAACTGCCATTTTGAATTATTGGTAATGTATGTTTATATGGTTTATCTAATTTTTCTCCTTTCCAATCATAAGTAGGTTGATTTTTATAAAAAAGATGTATTAATTCAATTTTTCTTAATGGTTGTTTTCTACTAAAACCCTGCCCTGTTCCTTTATCTTTTTCCCAAAACCAATCATATTTAAACTCTTTTAAATTACTTAATCTTAAATGACTACTAAAAGGCTCTGTGCCAAATAATGCTATTGCAGTATTATCTTTTCTAATTCTTTTAAGTTCTGCCCACATTGGCTCATAAGGTATAACAAAATCCCATTTACAAGCTGTTGTTCCATAAGGTGGATCAGTTAAAATAAGATCAATAGAGTTATCTGGTAATTCTTTCATTACTTCTAAGCAATCTCCATTAAATAATTGCATTAGAATGGAGGATCTTCATTATAGAACATCTTTTTGGCTGCTTTTCTGTAAGTGTGTGGATTTAAAGCCCTGTTAAGCAAATCATCCTCCTCAGCTTTCTTGTTTATATAAAGTATATGTAGTAGAGAAATTAAATGTTCTAAATCCTCATCAATCATAGTTGTATTACCTGATTCATTAACTACATAAACATCAAACCTATCTCCATAATTTAAAACAGCTTCAAAGACTGTATAAAACCCCCTAAGAAACAAACTAAAGCTAACACCACCTTTATTTTTGTTAAATACAGGATGCTCTATAGTTCCATCTATCTCTCTTATGTTCTCTATCTTGTCAATAAGTGTATATTCTGAATTAATGTGCATAATTATAGACATATACCCATAATTTATATCATCTGCAGCATATTCCATTAGCCCCCCTTATATTGTAATCTTTTTGTGCAAAAGCCATTCTGCCACCACTTCTTTGCATTATTGGTAAATGTTGCTCTAAGCAATCACAGTAATTAGTGTCTAAAACATTAACCTCTCTAGGATTTATTGTTCTAAGTGGTATCTCATAAAATTGCTCTCTAACAGAGTCTTTTTTCATCTTAGGTGTAACTTGATTAACATTTATTGCAAAAAATCTATTAGGAACACAGTTTAAAAAGATTAATCCACCATTATCTTTTTCTCTTAATAATCTAACTTTACTTGCTGAAATCCTTACATTAGAGATTTTAGATAAATCAAAATTATGCCAATAACCAACAACCTGTAACTCCATAAAATATAATTCATTATTGATTTTGCAAACATAGTCCTCTTTAAAGTCCTCTTCATCTTTTACTATTTCCCAACCATTAACTTCACAAACATCATTCCAAAAAGGTCTAGCCTTTCTAACATCATATAATTCATATTCATCCTCTACAAACATTCTTCTGTGGTTTTTATTAACCTGATCTGGCATATCTCCCCCAACAATGCTTAGAACTGTTCCAATGATGCCAACCATCATAAAAAGAAAGCCACCTAGCTGCCTTAATATTAGTTTCTACATCATACATATCTAGTTCTCTATTATATATATCTTTTTCAAGCCATTTTTCAGTTCTGTTATTAAATTGAAACAAACCCTGATCAATAGAGCCATCTGTGTTATAGCCTGTAGCTTTAGCTCTGCCATCTGATTCACAAGACATAACAGCTAAAGCAAACAAAGTATCATTTCCAAAATATTGTTCTGTTTTGTAATACCATTGTTTTACATCTTGTAAGTGATTACAAAGGAAATAGTCATCTATAGATTGCTCAGTAATTTCTACTTGTAGAAGTAAGGAGCAACCTATAAATAGTTCTATCATTACAGACTTTTAAAGCAAGTGTTGCAGACAACATAATCTTTACTATTAAAAGGAAAACTAAAATCCTTTTCACACATAAAGCAAGTAAAGTTTCTAATTTCTTTAGGTGTTTGATTCCACCTAGTAATTAGATTTTTTACATAATGTAGAATGTTACTTAACATTAAAAGTTTTCATCCTCTTGCAAATCATCTGCATACATTACTGCTTTAATGTTATTAGCCCAGATAGGTGGTAAAAGTTCTAAATCTTTTCTAAACTTATTTTTTATAATTTCAGGATCAGCTTCATCCACAACTGTGTATGTTTTTACCCCAATAAATTTAACAATTACTTTTTTCATAATGCCCAATCCTTTATGTATGCTTTGTGCATAAAAGGACTACCATCTTTTTTTAACTTTGCATATTGCTTATTGGCACAGTTACAGACTTCTGTGTAAATTAAAGCATTATATTCAGTTCTTAACCTGTTAACTGCTTTCCTAAGATTGCCATTCTTGTTAAACTCTGGATCTAGAGAGCAAATAAAGCCCTCTAGTTCCAAAACATATTGCACCTTTCTAAATTCTGATGGCTCTTTCTGTAGT